ATTACAAAAGATGGAAATACCTAATACATTCGTATATGGGTGGCAATGCCTATAGAAAAGGAGAGTATCTCACAAGATACAATATGGAAACAGAAACAGAATAGCAAGACAGGTTGGCTGTTACTCCTCTAGACAATCATTGCAAAGGCGTTATTTCTATATACAACTCATTCCTATTCCGAAATCCAGTATATAGAGAATATGGTAGCCTTGAAAACGATCCTATCCTAGAAGATTTACTTGCCAACTCGGACCAAGAAGGTAGAAGTTTCAATGCGTTTATGAAAGATGTTAGCACATACAGTTCTGTCTTTGGAAGTTGTTGGGTGTTGGTTACCAAACCAAATTCAAATGCACAGACTCGTGCAGAAGAATTGATAAACGGTGCTCGTCCTTATCTTAGCCTTGTAAGTGCCCTTAATATGTTGGATTGGCGTTATGAAAGAAACGCAAATGGCACATACAAACTGAGTTATCTAAAATATATTGAAGACTATGTAGAGAATGAGGTTGTTTACAAAGAATGGTATGAAGACAGTATCATTACAACCATTGTTGACAGAGACAAAAAAGAAATTAACCAAACCATAGTTGAAGAAAACGGACTGGGTGTTATTCCTGCCACTTGCATATACAGTGAGAAATCACCTATGCGTGGTATTGGTGTTAGTGACATTGATGATATTGCAGATTTGCAAAGAGCAATCTACAATGAATATTCAGAAGTAGAACAAAACATTAGATTAAGTGGACATCCAAGTCTAGTTAAAACTGCATCAACAGAAGCAGGTGCTGGTGCTGGTGCAATCATACAGATTGATGAAGGTATGGACCCAGGACTAAAACCATATCTGCTACAACCTACAGGCGCTTCAACAGAAAGCCTATACAACAGCATTGAAGCAAAGGTTGATGCCATTGACAGGATTGCACACCTAGGAGCAATGAGAGAAAACCGTGCTAGTACAATGAGTGGTGTAAGCCGTGAGATGGAGTTTCAACAGTTGAATTCAAAACTTGCTGAAAAAGGTGATATGCTTGAATTAGGTGAAGAACACATTTGGACCTATATTGCACTATACCAAGGCAAGGAATGGGATGGCAAGATTGATTATCCAGACAACTACAACATTCAAGACAAACACTCAGAAATGGGTCTTATGAAATTGGCTACAGAAGCAGGTCCACAAGATCCTACAGTGAGAGCACTTATTGATTTGAGAATCAAAATGCTATTGGATGATGAAGATGAATTCTACTATGATGACATTGAAAGAATGAAGAAAAGAGCAGAGCGTAATGCAGAAATGGAACACGCTCCTATGACACCTCAAACATTTGACAGTCATCTAGCAGAAATGATACAACAGGGTTACACTATGGAACAGATTGCAGAACTGCATCCAGAGTTTCTTACAATACTAACACAGAGATTGGGTAATGCGCCACAGCAATCCAACAGTTAAACCCTACGAAGAAGAACAACTACAGACTCCCTGGTTATATTGGGAGCCTTTTGAGACTGATGATTTGGAGGCAATGCTTGAATATCACTTCCGTGCATTTATGGAAGAATATCCAAGATGGAAATATAGGCTATTCAAGGTATCAGCCAAAAGAAGTAAAAAGCATTTGCTGGCTATCACAAGGTTAAGCCAGGAATTGAAACGCAGGATGATGGAACAGACAAAACGCACACCTGCTGATATGAAGCAGATGCTGGAAAACCCAGATCTATAAGGAGAGCGATATGGCTATGCACAAAAAGAAAAAGAAGAAGTCAAAAAAGCGTGGTGGACGCAAGTAACAGCCGTTATTTGCCCAAACAACGCAGTTTTGAATAAATACTTTTACAAATTAACTCAATAGGAGGCAGTGTTACGATGGACACAGAACAAACCACGGCAGGCAATACGGAGATAACTGACGCTCCAGCCACAGAGACAGAAGTTCAGGCTAAACCGGAAGAAAAGTTTTACAGCCAAAAAGAATTTGATGATGCGATGGCGAAGATGAAACACGCAACATTAAATAAGGCTCTAAGACCCTACCAAGATTTGGGAGACATTGAAGAACTCCGTGCTTTGAAGGCAACGCAAGAGAAAGCGGCGCAAGAAGAAGCAATGAAAAAAGGCGAGTTTGACAAAGTCATTCAAGAATTGGCTTCCAAAAAGGACGCTGAGATCCAAAAGCGAGATGCTGTTATTAGGGAATACAAGGTGGATACACCTTTGGTAAATGCGGCAGCCAAATACCGTTCTATTAATCCAGAACAGGTTAAGGCTCTGTTAAAAAACAGTGTTAGGCTAGGTGAAACAGGTGAAGTTGAAGTAGTTGATACAACAGGTACTGTTAGATACAACGACAACGGCACACCAATGGGAGTAGATGAATTAGTGGACAACTTTTTGAAAGAAAATCCACATTTTGTTAATCCAACACCAAGCACAACCAACACCAAGAGTTCCGTAATTAATGATAGCAAAGACTTTGATCCTAGCAAGTTGGATATGTCCAATCCAGAACATAGAAAACAGTATGCTGAATGGCGTCAAACCCAGAAGCAATACTAGCCTAAACTTAATATAAAGGAGACGAGAAATGGCTAATAATACAACTATCAACTCGGAACTTTTTACTAATCTCTTGGCAGAGGCTCAATTTGCGATGTATGAAAATTCAATCGCAAGACAGTTAGTGACTCCGTTCACTTTCCCTGCTAACAGTGGTAAAGTAATGCAAGTTCCAGTATATGCGGCAGTAACCGCTGGCGACCTTACAGAAGGCACAGCACCATCGGCTGCAGACACAAACACAACTTCAGTTTCAATCACATTGGGCGAAGTTGGAACTTACTTCCAAGTAACAGACTTCTTGAGAGACAGTGCTCAGCGTGATGTTATCGCTGACCTAGGTGCTCAGGCAGGTCGTGCTATTGCTGAAAAAATGGATACAGATGTGTTCGCACTTTTCAACAGTATCTCAGCATCAGTTGGAACTGAAGACAGTGCAATCACTGTTGACAACATTATGGAAGCAATCGCAACTCTAAGACAAGCAAAAGTAACTGGCCCATTATCGGCTGTTGTTGGTCCTAGACAAGCACTTCAATTGAAAAAAGCATTATACAATGCAGGTGGCACTGTTGCTACTGCTAACAACTATGGTGCTTCTATTTTGGAAAGAGGCTTTATCGGCACAATTGGTGGCTGCTCAGTATACGAAAGTGCGTTAGTTAAACAAGACTTAGATACTGACGCTGACGCAGAATTAAACACTGTAGGCGCAGTATTTTCACCAACTGCATTAGGACACGCAATCAGAGGCGGTGTAGTAATGGAAGATCAAAGACAAGCGGCTGCTCGTGCAACTGACATTATGATGTCTGTTGTTAAAGGCGAAGCGATCTTACAAAACTCACACGCAGTTAAGATTGTTGGTTCTGCAAGTGACTAATAAATAGTTTTGCAACGCTCGGCATATTGCGTTGTATTTCTAAAGTCTAAGGGGGTAGGAAACTGCCCCCTTTTTCTGTCTTTATATAATGAATTCCCTGGATTAGTATAAATACTATTAAGCAGAAGGACTGCTGGTAACATATAAAAATCATTGGGAGAAGGACTCCAGTTATGGCATACGCAACTATACAGGACCTACTTGACATTGATCCTACAATCACAGAATATGGTGTATTGGATTTTGATGCTGAGTTGGCAAAATCAGAAACAGAAGTAAATCGTCTACTATCAATAAGATGGTTTCCCTCATATCACAAAAATAGAACAGACATCAGATACTCAGATCTTGCAGTATTGATGGATACTTCAAAACTAGACCCAACCCAATGGACTAAAGCAACCTGCTATCACGCACTTGCATATCATATTTCACCCAAACTTACAAAACACGAAGCAGATCCAGATCGTTTTAGAATGATGATGGACTACTATGAAAAACGCTTTGAAGATGAGTTTGATTTATGTCTTAGAGAAGGCGTAAGATACGATGCAAATGATGATTCAGTCTTTCAAGATGTTGAAAAGACAGCAGATGTATTCCTAAGGTTGAGGCGCTAGATGTCAAGTATCAGAGAAGATTTAGCAAACAATTTAATTGAGGTTTTGAAAGAAATACAAGACCCACGACCCATTCTTGTTACCAGAGAACCCTTCAATGTAGAAGAATTAGCAATTACACAGTTT